TTAGTCCCTAAAGGATATGTAGCCATACAAGATGTATCTCCTAATACCTGTAAAGTATTTATAGTGCTGGCTGTTTCTGCATAAACCGTAGATACTTCGGTTGTGCTTAAAACTTTAGAAAATATCCTTACTTGGTCAACAGTACCATCTGCAAAAGTACCACCATTTAAACCACCAATAGCAAAATTTGTATAAGTTCCAATAGAAGCACTTGTTGTGTCAATAGTACCTTGTGCTAATAAAGAATTATTAACATAAACTTTTAAAGCATTTGAACTTGTTGTACCATCCCAAGTACAAACAACGTGATGCCAACTGGTTGTTGAATATACAGTCGTACCTGTTGCTGAACCAGCTAAAGAAGAAACACCTTTAGCAACTAAAGCACCGAAGCTATGATTTCCTGTACTTATTTCGCTTAAATAAACGGTAATCCCTTTACTCGCAGTTGCAACACCTTGTCCTAAAATATATTGTGTTCCTGTGTTTCCGTTTGCATTATACCAAAAAGAAATTGATGCAGCACCGTTAGGAATTACTTGATTAGAAACTTCTATTTTACTACTACTCCCATTAAAAGAAGCTGATTGATTTAATATACCACCAGATTTCCAGTTCCAAGCTACGTAAGTTATGTTATTAGCATTTTGTCCAGCTTGATTACCTATCGTAAAACCATTACTATCAAAAGATGTTAAAGTGTTTGCCGTGTTTGATTCTGCAGAAGTTGAGTTAGAAAATATTCTTTTTAACGGACCTCTTACTGTGTCAAAAAGTGTGTGCCAATAACTTGAACTTGACCTTGATTTTATCCAAGTTAAATCTGGTTGAAACCCCACTCCTATAGAGCGTGCTGTTGCATTACCTGTATATAATACCGTATTAAAATAGTTTTCAGGTGTAGTTATAGTATCAGCACATTGTATTTCATTATAAAGTTTTGTAACTTCTGAAGCACTAATCGCTTTATTAAATATTCGAACTTGGTCTATTGTACCGTCAAATTGTTGTGAGGCACCGGTATCTGGCCCATAATTTCCAAAGACGAAAGGATTAGCACCAGCTACTAAAGATTGAGAACTTGTCTGGGCTGAACCTAACTGAGAACCATTAACATATCCTTTTAAAGTTGTACCATCAATAGTAACAACTAAATGAGCCCATTCTCCATAGTGCGCAAATGTTCCAAAAGTTACACTTGTACCTAAACCACCTCCTGCGTTATTTATAGTTGCTTGAAAATTTTGACTATATATTCTAATTGAAAACCTATGACTTGCATTTGCCCCTCCAGATGCAAAATCTCCAAATACATATGTATTTTTTGTGTTTGAAGTTTTTATCCACCCAGACCAGCTAAGTTGCGTTCCACCCGGCCAAGTAAGCCCTGTAGTTATATAAGAGTTAGTTCCGTTAAATTTGCCAGCAAAACCATATTTGCCTTCAACATTAAAATCTACATTATTTACTGTTGTTGCATTATAAGATCCAGTTTCATCTGTAGCATCTTGCATTTTATAATATGCTACAGTAGATGGATTAGATATAGTACCTAGTGCTGCTGTAGTTGTAGTTTCATTATAAAGACTATTTACTTCGCCGGGACTTAACGCTTTATCAAATATTCTTACTTGGTCTAATGAACCTTCCATATATTTATATGAACTTGCATAACTCCTGCCATTTCTTCCTAAATAAAAATTATTAGCGTTTGCTGTTTGGTCAGGTGATGCTTGAGTCCCAACCAAAGTTCCATCAATATAGAGTTTTAAATCCGTTCCGTCATAAGTACCAACGTAGTGTTGAAAGCTACTACTTGCGTTAAATATTATTTTACCACCTTGAAAAGCTCCATTATAATTAGAAATTCCAAATTCACTTTGGTAGTCAGTATTGCCACCTGTTAAATTAAGTGTTTTTGATGATGATGCACCATCAACTTGAAAACCAACCCCCCCTGCGCTTGATGTGGTTGTTGTCCCTGCATTACCTAAACAAATTTTTGAGCTTGTTGAATCTAATTTCGCCCAACAACTAAAAGTAAATGCTCCTGAAGAAATTTTAAACCCTGTATTTACATAACTACTACTCCCATTAAATACCGCAGCTTTATCAAATTTACCTGTAGCATAAGTTACATTAGATGCAGTACCGTTATAATCATATATTACATTTGATGCTGTTCCATTATAGTTTGTAGATAAATCATTTGCATTTCCTTCAAAAGTATATGCTGCAAGACAACTAGTGTCACCTAAAACTTGTAGAGTATTAGCTGTAGTTGTAGTTTCGTTATAAAGAGTTGTAACTTCTGAAGCTGATATTGCTTTATTAAATATTCTAACTTGATCTATTGACCCATTAAAAAATTCTATAGCTGATGGATCATAAGAAAATTGACCTATCCAAGTTGGACGTGTAGCTGTTCCCGTAAATGATTGAGAGCCTGCCAATACAGGCGTTGTATTTCCGTCTATATAAACATTATATGAGCCATTATTTAATGTCATAACTACGTTATGCCAGTTTCCATCTGCATAATTAATTGTACCATCAACACTAGCACTTAAATTCAACCTTATATATCCATTAGAAGTTAATCCTAAAAAATAACCTGTTTCTCCGCTATTTGCACCGCCATTATTTATTAAAGCAGCAGTACCACTATGCCCTGTTGTTTTAAACCATAAAGAAACACTTATAACAGATGAATTATTTGATGAATTATTCCCTAAATCTATTTTACTACTACTCCCATTAAATACAGCACCTTTACCAAACTTGCCGGTAGAGTCAGACGTATCATTAGCGTTGTCTTCAAATCTATATAATGCCGTAGATTGCGTTGTACCCCCATCTAATATCTGTGTAGTATCTGTAGTACAGGCAACGGTTCCACCAGTATTTATGATCCTTTTTCCTAACATCTATTCTGGTTGTTCTGTTTCCTCTGTAAAGGCATAAGTGTATTTTAGCATTGACTCAACAGTTGTAAGTGCTGCAACTTCTGCTTCTATAGCAATAACTTTATCTCTAATAGATTTTCTAGATGCTAATACAGAATCAGGTATAGCTGTACCCAACTCCGCTTTTCTGCTTGAGTACCAGTCAGTTGGAGACAATAAATTATTAGCATCTCTTTTAACACTAGAAATAATATCTGCTTTTAATTTATCTTTATCGTATACAGACTTTGTTTCTTCTGTTTTATTACCTTCTTCGTCTTCTACTTCAATAGTATATGTAGCATCAAAATCAATATTATTTACTGTATATGTAAATACTTTATCATCAGCATCCCAAAATATTTGAGATAACTGTTGTGTTATTTTGTCATATTCAGGAGTTACAACATTATAAAAACCGTAGTCTTCTTTATTTGGGAACAATCTGAAATTCATATGTACTCCTTTTTCATCTTCCCATTTATTAGGCAAGCGATTAAATGTCTGTATCGTTCCGTTTTTCTCTATTGCTACCATTATGTTGATTGTTTTGATATTGATAAAAAGTATTCAGCAGCTCCAGTTTTTACTATTTGTATAAAATTATCTACTGTTGTGTCATATTCTCCAGCAATAATTTTTGTTCCTGTTGGCCATGTAATACCATAAGCTCCTGATATAACTAAATCTTTAACCATTCCGATCTCGTCATTGGCATAAGTAAACGTTGTTGCTGCGCCAAGTGTTTTTGTAAACACTTGTGCTGAATCCCAATCTATTGCTGTTCCTGATAATGCAGATGTTTCTGTAAACTCTGGTCCTAACTGATCATAAGAAACAGAGTTGTCTGCTATAACTGATTTTTTAACTTTTGTTCTTGACATAATTTATTTTCTTAAGTTGTTGTTTATAATCTTTTAGACCCAAGGAAAGCTATCTGTTTCAGTGCCTTTGTTTAAATTAAACTTTTTTTGTATTTCGTTTTTAGTATCCAAATATACTACACCGTTTTGATACCAATCTATAAAATCTTGTTCAACTAAATTTTTATATTCTATAAAAAAACTTTCAGAAGGCATATCTAATAAAATCTCATTATCTACATAATGTGATTCACCATCCTCAGTACCTGTAACCCTTAATTTAAAACTTTTCACAATATCTAAAAATGTGTCGTTATACTTTCTTAATGATAATATTTGATATGTATATGAAATCATAATTTTTATTTAATTGCCGTTATTTTAATTAAAGGTGGAGTAATAAGATTACCTGCGGCACCATTATAATGATATGCTCCGTTCATATAAAATCTATAGTTAGAACTTCCATAGCCGCTGAACCATACTTTAAAAGTTTTATTACTAGTCCAAGAAGCAAGTTGGCCTGTAGCAATACTATCTGTACCATTTATATCTACAACCGCTGATGCCTGGGTAACCATTTCATAGGTATATTGTTGAAGCTCAGTCCTTCTTGTTTGACTTATCTGTGTTCCGTCTAATTGCACATACCAAGAAGGGGACATATGGGTATCGGAATAATATCTAAGCATTATTTTTGCTTCATAAACAACTTTAGTGGTATCAGCAGGTGGAGTATAGGCCACAGTACATCCTGTGTTCTCTACAAATGTATTTGATGTAACGGCTGTAAGAGCGGTTATATTAGGAGCTGTAAAATTGCCTGCACTTGTAGATATTGTTTTGCCATCTGCGTAGTAAACAACCTGCTCTAATATATTGCTAGATGTAGGTGCCGGAAAAAATGTACTTAAATTACCCATATTATTGTCCTATTATTACCCATCCGTTTGTTGCGTCAGAGTATATTAATTCAAAACTTGCTGATGCTGTGTCTAACGTTAAATCAGATGCAGCACCCATTATATTACTACCGTTTCTTGCAAGCACACAAGTTGCTACCCCAGATCTATTAGATATTTTTATAGAATCTCCTGAACTTGGACTAGCTGGCAATGTCAATGTAAGGTTTGCTGTAAATACATAAACTGAATTTGAAACTGCTGTTGCGCTTGAGTTTATTACATATACGGTTGGCGCAGTATATGTATTTAATGTTACAGCTCCTGTTTGGCCATTTACAGATGATACTGCCCCCGAAACACTTGCTGTATTCACAGAGTTAATAGATATTATTTCTACTTCATCTCCAACGTCTGGTGCTGTAGTAAATACTATATCACCACTAGTTAACGCATAAGTTGATTTGGCTTGGTAAACACCATTTATATATACAAGAGTGAACTCCTTTGTTTGAGGAGCACCGTTTGGTGTTGAAAAAGTTTGATTGGACCCGTCTCCTGTTCCAGTGTCCGAAACCATATTTGCATATGTCAACCCAGATGGAGTTATTACTTTTCTACTTTCAACCTCTATGGTATCTCCTGTAGTTGCAGAGTATCCTGTTAGAGTTAAGGCGTTTCCACTTAATGTATATGTAGATTTTTCTTGATATACACCATTTATGAAAACGTTAGTATGTTGTTTATTTTCAGGGGCTATTGTAAGTGTAAGGTTGCTAGAATAATTAGCCCCATCAAAAGTGTCAACCTGTAATACTCCTACATCTGAAACAGCAGGTGCTGATGTATAATGTATTACTTCTATATTATTTGTTCCAACTGGTGGCTGGTACCCAAAAGTAAGAGTTGTACCAGACATGCTATATGTTGTTTTAGATTGGTAAACCCCGTCTATAAACACATATGTATTATTTTCGTCTGCAATAGACTGAGATAATGTGTAGGCTTGTGTTCCAGAAACTCCACTTAGAGTATCTCTTGCTACAGTAGTTCCTCCGCTTCCAGCGCTACTTCCTGTAATTGTAATTGTTTTAGTAGCACCACTTCCTGCTGCAGTGACAGTACTACCAACAAAATTTAGTGTAGTGGCCGCAGTACCAACAGCGCTCCCCTCTTCTTGTATCGTTATACCGCTTGCTGCACCTGGTATCGTTATTGTTTTCGTTGGACCCGTACCAGAAGCAGTAACTCCTGTCCCCACAAAATTAAGTGTCGTACCAGAAGTAGAAAGTGCGCTACCTTCGTCTTGAATAGTTAAGGTGCTTCCGACTGTACCTGGCTCAAATTTACTTCCGTCCCAAACAAGAGCCTGTCCTGTAGATGGTGCACTTGTTGTGGTATCTACATCAGACAAAGCATCTATTGAAGCAGCCGCTATCCTTGCATCTGCCCTTGCGTCTGTGTAATAAAGATTAGAAGAACCTTCATTTAAATCATCAGTTAAAAAATTTGTTAAGTTTCTTGTATTAAATACAGCCTTCCAACCCATTTTAACATGGGCTGAACACTGATAGTATAATACGCTAGGTGTTGTCTCTAAAGGTATGATTTGAGTATATGCACCGCTTTGACCAGGCGTACCCACTGGAGTTACTCCTGATGCAAATATAGCTGTTTTTGCCTCGTCAGTATAAAACCTAAGCGGGTGGTTTGTGTTGGTTGAATCTGATTGATCAAACTTATAAGTATTTCCTACAGCAAAAGTTAACTCAGGCGATTCTATACCGTCTATAGAATATCCTAAACTAGATGCCCCGGCTACACCGTGTGCTGGGTGTGCTGCAGTTTTAGTTACAACAGTAACAACCATAGTCTTTACGGTATTACTATGCTTTGTAACTATTTTAGAATCTAGAATTAAATCATGATCAAACTCTATTTTATCTGAAGTAAGACCCCCTAAGTGAGAACTAGCGTCTGTTTTAAGCCTATTTCCCATTCCGTTATGGAAAGGACAATAGTAATATAATGACGGATATTGGTAACTTCCAGTTATATCTATATATGCTCCAGATTGTCCAGGAGTTCCTACAGCAGTTGCATTAGCTGTATATGATCCAGTACCTGCGCCATCTACATTTTCACTAAATTGAAAAGCATGTCCTGTGTTTGTGCTGTCGCTTACATCAAACCTATATTTAGCTCCTGGCAAAATAATAAGCACAGGTGTTTCGCCTCCGTCTACATAAAAAGCATTTCCTCCTCCTGTCTTACTTCCTACAGTTACTGTATGGCTTTTATATGCTAGAGTGGAAGTTACTCCATCTAGAAAATTAATTTCTTGAATGGTAGAGGTAATTCCTAAGTTTGTTAGTACCTGAGTTTTTTCTGCCGAACTTAAGGTTTGAGAAGAATCAAACTTTAGCCTATTGCCTAAAGCAGTTGTAATAGTAGTAGAAAAAGCTGCATCATCCCCTAAGGCTGCGGCTAATTCATTTAATGTGTCTAACGCTGTTGGAGCACCATTTACAAGATTTGTAACCGCAGTATCTATCGCATCTTTAACAGCAGCATTTGAAGGAACCTTTGTGTCACTATCGTTGCTATTTATTCCTTGGGATTCTATTGTCAGATCAATAACCGATCCATTAGCCAAAAGAATCTGTGCTGATGTTCCTCCTGATTTTACAAAAGAAGCGGCGGTTGCAGCTCCAGTTACTGTTAAATCATTTCCTATGGTTACATCATTTGGAAGTCCAACTGTAAACGTTCTGTTTGTGGAAAGATCTTGCGCTCCGGTAGGAGATACCTCAACTTCATTTGTAGTCCCTGCAACCTCTATAGTTCTAGAAGAAGGAGCGACAGTAATACTATCAGTCCCATCTGTTATTGTAGAATTTGTAGGATTGACATCTATTGCGCTAAGCTTTGTCCTTTCTGTGTTTGTAATAATAGATCCTGATCCTGCGTCTGTTAAAGCGGCAGCTGTGGATCCTGTAAAAAAAGCTGTATTTACATCTGAAAGTTCAGTTACGTTATGAGCAGACAAATCAGTTATGTCTGAAGGTATATTTAATATTTCATTAGCAGCGCCTGTTGTGGCACTAAAATCTGGTTTTACATTTACTTCAGCTCCAGCCGCTATGCCATTAAGCTTAGCTAAAAGCGTATTTGTAAAATCATTTTCCGATAAAGCTTTACCGGTAACAACATCAACCTTTGCGTTTAAAGCAACTTGAAGTCCTGCAATGCTGCCTATTCCTAAAGAAGATAAAGTAGCTGCATTTATTTGACAAAAATTAACAACCTCTCTAAGTGTGTCCAAAGCAGGCTTATCTGCTGCGTCAACATCTAATAAAGTAAATAGATCGTCTGTAAGATTTTTAAGTATCTTTCCTTGATTTGCAGACAAAGCTTTATTTGTATCTGTAGAGGTAAGGTTATCTGTTATGTCTGAAGGCTGTAATGCTGTTCCTAAAGTAGTTCTTTCTGCATCAGTTATTATTAGTCCAGACCCAGCATTAGTGACATCATCTAAATCTGTAACTAACGGAAGTCCATAAAATGAAAGGAAATAGTAGCTGTTTGGCTCAAAGCTTCCGTTTGATTCTTTATGGGTTACAGTTAAAACTAAATACCTGGTGTTTGAATGATTCTGAACATTAGTAACTCTAAATACACCAAACTTATCAAAGTCTCCTTGCTTTGAAACTTTTATTTTTTTGCCTAAAAATGAAGTTACATAGTTTTCTACATCAATACCATTAACAACTTTCTTTGATACTATTATCTGAGTTGTTGCTGAAAATGCTTGCGTAGCCGCAACTCCACCAACAAGGTTTAATGCTCCCGCAGGATCTGTAGCAGCTGGCTCAAACGCTTGATATTTAAAAACTATACCATCAAATAAATCAACTCCACTTAACTGATTTATAACGTCCATCAAACTTTGAATAGTAAAATTCTTTGTTGCAGAGCTTGCTGAATCTGTTCCTATCAGCTTGTCCTGAAAAGTTACATTACTATCTTGATCATATGTTTGTATTCTAGCCATTATTTGTGGTTTTTATTACCCATTACCTTCTCATAAGACCGCCCGCCAAAATATCCTGCAAAGACAACAAAAAGAAGCTCTTTCACAACTGATAAACCTTCTATCTGCATATACCATCCAACAACAAAAGAAACTGTAAGAAATATTAATGTTAACGGCCTTACATTAGAAGGAAGCCAACCGCTTCTAGCGTCTGCCACCCACCTTCGTGTTATGCCATCCATTTCAGCTCTTTCTAGCTCTAGTTTTTTTAAAGCAACCTGCTTGTCTTGTTCAGACATTTCAGACCCTCCTATAATAGCCTGAATAACACTTCCAACAGGAGTATCCTCGGCAATAGCGCCAACGACTGAAGGAATTTTTTGAAGTAAAAATTTTCCAACGGCAGTTTCTTTAAATGCTTTTTTTGCCATATTAATATGTCCAAATTGTTTTTTCAGGCGCTCCTGGATATCCTATTCCCAAATGCATAAACCCTTTTTTTCTACTTACACCTATTCTAGTAAATCCAACCTGAATAGCAGCTTTTACAAGCCTAAATGTTTTTCCGCCACCAATACTTTCAATGTCGACAGCCGCTCCATAAGAATGTTCCCCAGGAGAATCTTTAGCTGCTTCAATAGGATGACTAGGGCTCCTATAGCTCGAAGTAATTTTTATCGGGCTACCATAGGCCTCTCTTAACTGATCTAACATAGTTAAGAGTTTTTCATCCATCATTTCATAGTCACTAAATTCTGATTCAGAAAAATATTTCATTTGTATTTTTTAAACATCAACTTATACAAAAGACTATTCCAGGCTTGTTGTAATTTATCTATAAATTTTTTCATTTCTTTTTTGCTTTCTCTATAATCTGTATCACAGTGTAAACCAGCGTTGCTGTTAAAACTAAAGTTGATAACGCAGGATTTATATCACTTATTCCAACCCCTGTAATTGCAGAGATATTTATTCCGTATACTCTCAAATCATCCATTTTTTTAAGGCTTTCTGCCTCGGTTTTTACTTCTATGCTCTTTAATCAGTGTGCCATCTTTTTGATGAGAGCAATCCATTTTATCTCCATTACCATACGTTCCGTTATTTCTATTAAATCTATTACATTCAACTCTTTTTTTTATAGCACTTTTCTTTTTTTGATACCTTTTATCATACTCAAGCTTAATGCGCCTTGCTTTTGCATTATTTTTATAATAAAGAGCTGTTTTGCTTAGGCCCATTATCCTCTTTTTTTTCTTTTATTAAGAACATCAAAATCCGCTTTTGTTATTTTATTCCTAGGCGGAGCAACAGATGCTATTTTTTTTTGTTTCTTCGAGTATTTCCTTGTAGGCATGATTATGTGTGTTTTTTTTGAATTTTAAATTCCGCATACAAAGAGGCTCCTTTGTGCTTTACAAACTTACCGCTGTGTTTCATTAACTTAACATCTTTTCCTGATTTCATCCAATGATATCCTGAAGGTGCTTTTATTTTTTTTGAATTCATCCTGTTTTTACTTTAGCTTGTTTTGTGTTGGAAACAAATTGTTTTCCAGACTTCCCTTCTCTTTTTTTCTTTTTAGCTGTTGCCGCCCTTTCTGATTTAGAAAGACTCTTTGCTTTACTCAAAGGTAAGCATCTGTCTGGATTTTTTTTATTTTTACTTGTTCCGCATGGTCCTAAAATAGATCCATCGGTACCTATTCTAACCCATTTTTGATCCCGCCATTTTTTCAACTCACCCATACTCTCTAATCTTCACACTCACACTCTTCTTTTTCACAAGAAGCTTTTTCCATCATACATAAAGCTTTATCCCTATCGTCGTAATCAAGGGCTGCTTTTAATATAATTTTATCCATAACATCATCTTGATTATCAAGCATTTGTTTTTGTAAATTTATAACCATTCTTTCTAAGTCATCTTTCCCTTTAGTAAGCAGGTCTATTTTAAGTTGTTTCTTTTCTATATCTGACTTTAAGGAATTTACATCGTCAGGTTTCGCTCCGGTTATAGTTGATACAACAATCCCTATAGATGCGCTTATGGTTCCAATAAGCATCATAACCACCTCTTTGTTTGTGTCTAATACCGGAAACTGTATAAGAACAACAATTATTCCTATAACAAACAGGAATATAAGCAATGACCCGATATAGTGACGAATCTCTCTCGCCACACCATTTTTTGGAAGATTCATTTCTTTTTTGTTTTTTTTGCGTAATTAGGATCTTTACAATATTTTGATGCAGCCATACTTGCGTAAGCAGAAGGCCACTTATCAAAAGTTCTCTTTGCCCAGGCTACACCTGATGGGCATATTTTATTTCTTTTCTCTTTTGCCATAAGGGAATAAATCATTTAATGTTTTTCTTCTTCCTTCACATTCACACGGTTTGTTAAAAGCTTTTGATCCCGCATTAACAATAGCCCTTATTCCTGTAGCTTGAGTTACAGCGGCAACAGTATCTCCAAAACCAGCGTGATTTTTAAAAGGTCCTTTCATCCTCTTTTTCTAGGTTTTACAATTTCAACGTCCCTGACAAGTGGTTTTTCAGTTACGAACATTGTTCCAAAGGGCCCTTTCTTCTTTGATACAACTCTTTTCTTTTTTTGCTTATTAAAAGGTCCCATCTTGCCGTAATCTGTGCTTCCTACTATGGGATAATAACCATTGTGTTTCATGTTTTAGTATTTTCCTTGTTTTGATTTAGGAGATGATTTAGTGGACCCTCCTTTTCCAGCCCATAAGTCTTTACAAGCCCAATATCGTGCGGTCAGTTTATTTTTTGCCTGGTCACACTTATGTCTTGCTTTAAAAGATTTTCTGGCGGCAGCTGAGTAATTGTGCCCGTAACCAGATGCCCCATAATGAATAATCTTTTCTTGCCCTCCAGAACAAGCCTTAACGACCTTTTTCTTTTTAGGGTTTGGACTTTTTCGGGGACTGTTACAAGTCATCTTACTTTTATCAACTCTTGTCGCCATTATGGTATTTTCTTTAATGAGACAAAGATAAGAATTTTAAATTTTGTAGATTTGACTACTTATAATGAAATCATATGTATCACAGGTACTACCTGAACAAAAAACCAAGAAAAACTCCAGTATATAAACCAAGAGAAAAAGAGTTTAATTTTTTAAAAAACTGGAGAATTGTTAGATATTATATTCAGAAAAGATATGGTCTAACATTATCTGAACTTGAAATGCTTCTTTTCCTTTATGATGAAAAACTTTTTGATAAGTCTACATTTTTTAGTTTTGCAAACTGCATGTCTTGGGACAGAAATAGGTTTAGCGATATGAAAAAAAGAGAATTAATATCCGTATGGAGAGAAGGTAAAATAACAAAACACAGGGAGTTATATCAACTTAGCCAAAAAGCAAAGCTTATATGTTCTCACACATATAAAAAGCTAGTTGGTCAGGAACTTATTTCAGAAGACCCGTACAGAAACAATATAATGAAGGGAACTACATATACTGACAAAGTCTACAGAAATCTTATTAAAAAAATGAATAGCAAAACTACAGCTGATTCTCATAACGATAAATAGCTTCTTTAAGTATAGAGTAGTCTCTAACTTTAGTTAAGTCCTTAAGGTGTCTCATTTTTAAGTTTTCTCCCTCTGAGGTTAACACATCAATCCACTCTATAACTGAAGATATCTTTTTTTCTCTTTTAATCAAACTATTATTGTTTTTTATCAGATCTTTAATCTTTGGGGTTACAAGCCTTTGAATTGTTCTTTTACTACACCCTAAATTTTCTGATATAGAATCCTGAGTAGCTACGATTCTTGAACGATACATTGCATCTAAAGCTAAAAACAAATCTTTTTCAGTATAAAAAACAGACCTTCCAATTATTGTTGCTGTAATACTCATTTTTTCTTCAGCAGAAATAATTACATCTGGATTAAAAATAACCCGTCTTTTTCTACGACACCATGGAATTACTTTTTCGTGATAAACAGACTCTATCATTTGAGAGATTCTAGCTTTTCCATAAGTACGAACAGCTCTTCCACTCTCCCTGTTTCCAAGCCAGCAGAACAGCCCATCAAAAATTTTTAGATTTATGTCTGGATTTAAGAAAAAGTAAACCTCAGCGTAATACTCTAATTGATCAAAACTAGATATCTTACTATATATATACTGTATATCATAGTGGTTAACAGGAGATGAATACCAAACAAAGTCCATTCTATTAAAGTCATGATTAGTGACTAGACTATGCTGATCATCTTCAACATACTCAAATAGTTTCACAGAATAACTACAATGTTTTTATCATGTACTACCGTTAGTTTTTCCCCATTGATTCGTATATCAGAACTAGCAGCAGAGTCATAAAACACATTATCACCGCTATTAATATCGCTAACACCATCTCCAACTGATTTTACTTTTGCCAATTTATATCTTAAATTCATTTCGTTAGCCTCAGTCATAATGAGACCCATTGAATTTTTAACTTCTTCTTTTTGTTTCTCTAAAACCACAAAAGACCCTATAGCTTTAAATTTTTCTGAACTCATGCTCTTTTATTTGAAATTACACAGTTAGTTTGTAATATTGTGGTTGCCACAGAAACAGCGTTTCTAAGTGCATTCTTAGTCACCTTAAGTGGATCTATAATGCCAAAAGAATACATATTACCTACTCTGTCTTTTTTAACATCATATCCGGTAGTATGTCTTCCTGAGTTAAGAACTATCTCTGATTTTTTCTTTGCATTTGCTCCTGCGTTTGAAAGAATAGAAACAAAAGGCTCTTCAATAGCTTTATAAAGAACATGATATCCTTGCTTTATTTCATTTGTTTTTCCTTTAAGCTGCATAGAAAGTAACTTGTTTGTTGCATGAAGCAATGCAGATCCTCCTCCTGGAAGTATTCCCTCTTCAAGAGCTGCCCTAGTTGCAGACACAGCATCATCAACTCTATCTTTTTTCTCTTTCATCTCCACCTCACTAAGAGCCCCTACATAAATAGCAGCAATACCCCCGGATAATCTTGAAAGTCGATCCTTGTAGTGCCACTGATTATCCTCGTCCTCTTTAGATTTTAATATTGATTTTACCCTCTCTACTTGTGTCTTAACAGCGTCAGCTGTTTTTTCTAAATTTAGAGTTACAATTGTCTCTTTGTTTGTTGACACAGACTTTTTGGCCTGTCCAAGAAACTCAGCTGTTACACCATTCCAGTCATTACCTGTATCATCAGAAACAACAACAGCTCCTGTCATAACCGCTAAATCCTCTAAAAGCTCAAATCTGTTAAGACCAACTCCTTCTGGAATGAGGACATTAACCTGAAGAACTCCCCTAGCTTTATTTACATTAAGAGTGTTAACCACAGCCGTCTCAATATCTGAGATTATCAGTAAAGGTCTTTTAGCATTCATAGCCACCTTTAATGGAATCTCTATATCTTCAATAGTATTTATTTTCTTATCAGAGACAAGAACAAATGGGTTATCCAGAATCGCTTGATTCTTCTCTTTGTCTGTTATAAGATACGGAGAGTGAAACCCTCTTTTAATCCTGGTTCCTTCAGCAACATCTACATATGTTTCTTTTGACATAGATTCTTCTATAGTCAACACTCCATCTACTCCAACAATGTTGTAAGCATCAGATATTATCTTTCCAAGCTCCGAGTCATTGTTTGCGGAAATAGAAGCAACATATCTTAGTGTCTCTTTGTTGACAGGCTTAGACTTACTGTCTAGAAAGTCACAGACGACCTCTGAGGCCTCTTCTATAGATTTCCTTAATTCTGTTACATTAAGATTAGGAAAGCTCTCTAAACTCTCGTATGCTTGATTTATGATAGCTTGCGCTAACACAATAGAAGTGGTTGTACCATCTCCTGCTTCATCAGCAGTTTTAATAGATGCTTGTTTTACTATCTCAGCGGCAAGATGCTCTACTGGATCTGATAAGTTTACATATCTAGCTACAGTTACCCCATCTTTAGTTACATGAGGCCTCCCTAAATCGTCCTCCAAAACAACAGTTGTCCCTGCTGCTCCTAGAGTAGATTTAACTGCATTAGCAATCTTGTTTACTCCGGACCTAAGTTTGTCCTTTGCGTCTTCATTGAAGTCAATGTCTTTCTCAATCATGTTATATTGTATTTAATTTATGCTACAAATATAACAATAATTGACTATACTACCAACGTAACTCTACTGTAAAGACTAGAAAATGAAACGCAATCCCATCAATCTCCTTCTCTTTAGTGACATAAGCCTCTGCTCCGATCATTAAGGCATAAGGAACTTGAAATACAAATGTAATATCCATAATATTCTAATTAAAAAAAGGGACCTTAATCTATAAAAAACTAAGATCCCTTAAGTCAAACCCTATATAAATTAACCTAAACAATTAATCAGGTACAAAGATATGTATAATAAACGTAACAACAAAAAGATGTGGCGGGAAAAGGTGACAAATAACTGTACACCTATAATAGTATATAGCTAATGTCTACTTTTTATGCCACGTTAGAAATGTGTAGTATTTGGGTTATATATATAATACAACAACCGACATCCCACAGAAAACCCAACCACAAACCCCACCCCCCAACGAAAAAACCACAGCAGGCGAAAAACTTTTGGCGATTGCACCCGTTAGGGCGTTTAATCTGGTAAGCTGTGGAAGTTATCCAGGGACAACGACTAACTAACCTTTTAAGATTCCAAACCCCTAAACAAACAACCCCCGAACAACTCCAGCTGGAAAAATTACAAATGCCCAACACTGCCAGCCAATTAAACCAGCTTTTTAAATAGCCCCAACCTTGATAAATGCCTATAATAAATAAAATTGACAAATCCAAATAAATAAAGAAATAAAACAAAAAACATAAAAAAATTTATATTTCAACATTTTTTGCAATCATATTTTTTTTTCTCTTTAGTCTTGTATTGTCTTTAAGTAGACGACAAATTTACGTTCATTCAAATATTTTTAATTATGCAATCTAAAAAGCAATCGATGACCCCTAAATGGGTTATCAAAACCAATGCAACAATCCAGACGTTAAAAGGAAAAAAACAAAAAAGTTCTTTTGATTGGGTAAGATTAACCAATGCAACCGATAAGCTGGAAAATAAAAGTTTATCAAATGTGTTTAAAAAGGTTAAGGAATTAAGCGAAACGCAAAAATCTGGAATTCTTGGAAAGTCTAAATTTCCAGACTTTAAAGACTTTAAAGATGTTGCAAAAGAAGGGAAAAATTTATTTTCCTTTTACGAGGGTTTAATGATGTTAAGAAAGTTTAACAAAGTTGAAACCATTAAAACAAGGGTTAAGCGACAAAACGCTAACCAGCTTAAAAAAGTAGGGTAGACCAATTTAAGGGGGTGCAATTCCCCCTCTACTAACTATATTTATCGGCAAATTAGAAATTTTTATTTCTTAAGTAGTAGGTTCTTTGCTCAATGCAAATAGTCCAGAACTAAAAAAAGAACCGAAGCCAAACCGATAAACCATATTGAAAAGATGGGGGAGATGACCCCCCAAGACAAACAAAGGTAGATTATACCCCTGTTCAGTGGTGTGGTGCAACGAAACCATAATAAAACAACTAAACAAATATAATCAACTAATGCAAGTACTATTTTCAAGTTCAGCACTTCAACCGAATGAGTAGCCACTTTGGAAAAACTCATTATCAATAAATTGTGACATGGTCGTGGTAAGCTATGTAAACTCAAGACATTTGGCGTATTAACTTAATGCTTTTTGCACATTGGCAAAAACTCCAATTGAGAGGGAAGGAAGAAGGCGAGTCGCCATCCGTTTGGGCGACATCAGTACAAACGTAAAAATCGACAACAACCTCACGAGTGTAGAAAATATCTCGTGGGGTATCTAATTTTTAAAACCTTAATACTAATCTAAATAAATACATTATGGGAAATCGAAGTTATCCAATTTACAACGTAATTGATTCGTGTGCTTATGCGAGTAAGCCATATACGAAAGGAAACAAAAGCTATGGAGTGAGAGATCATTCAGAAATCCATGTAAAAGTAGGAAGTAGCGGGACACATTCAAATGATTTTTGCACAATCAAACAAACAAAAAGAGACTTTGGAGATTGGTCAGTATTCCGTTTGAAAGTAGATAATAAGATAATCAAAACTGCCTACTTCAACAAAGTAACTAAACACTACACAACACGCAAACCTAATTCACTTAACATTAAATAACATGCAAACAATACCTATCACAAACAACAAAGAACAATTAGCCCTTAAGATAATTGAAAAGCTGGACATCCGAGATGTTGGAGAGTTCAAGCTGGTAATGACAACTGTATCCATGCTTATGGATATGTTTGAAGATGATGAAGAAATAGAGATGAAGATCGAGAGAATTCAAGACATAACAGAGAGAGACCCAGAGGATTTTGGATGCTCTACATGTGACGAAGTAAACAAAATATGTAAAGAATAATTACAATCTACGCAGGATTACCGACGGGTAAATAGAATCTCGAGATGAAGTGAGGGTCATGTTCCTCCTCCTGCGTACCATATAGGGAACAAATACCTTTTTTTATTTATTAATTTGTTTGGTTTGAACTGAGGGGTGAGCTGTTCCCTTTCATCCCTCTAAACCAAACCTAATCTAATCTTAAAATTATGACAACACTAACAAAAAACAACTTTGAAGTAATATCTAACTGCGAAACCAGAGAGATAGAAGTAAAATTAGAGGGTGATGTAATACACTACCGATCAATTTTAATTCGATTCACCGAAGACGGTAACAATGCAATTTGGATACACGAATCTGACAAAACTAAGGGAGTAAAATTTTATTACGAAAACCTTTATGCACTTCTCCGAGAATGGGGATATGATTATGATGAGATTACGGATCACGCATTAGATAATTTATAATAACAAATGATATGAAAAACAATATAGACGAAGACTACAGGCGTGCTGACGAATCAGCAACTTATTGGAAAGACAACTTTGAGAATCTATACAATGACATTGTAAATGTTGTTACTATAGATGGCGAAGAGATGACAGATGGAGAATGCGTTGATGCCTTATTCAGTGTACTAAAAAAGTATCGAGGCGAATCAGATGAACAGACAGAAGTAAAATTTTAACTTAAACCAACAGATATGAAAGCAAGTAAGATAATTGAAAAAGCTATCTCCTACAATGGGGACAGCTATATGGTATGGGAGTATACCAATGACAACAAGAACAAAGAGATAGCGATCATGGATCCGACAGGGTATGATGTAAGTCTAATAACTAAAGTCATCGAGGATGGCGATGTAGATTCGGAGGTACACATTCTATCTCCTGATCCTGAAGAGTACATACACCAACAATTTATAAACTTTAAAAATAAAATAAAATAAAATGAAGGAAAAATTATGGAAAATCTTATATAATCTGGAAGATTATTTAGAATATGATAAAACAAAGATGGGTAAAGAATTAGGCTTATTCATTAACGAATTACAAAAATGTGAAATTAAAATTAAAAACAAATAGATATGAAAGTAAAAGAAAAATTTATTAGAGAACGACAACAAGACTTCCCGCACATCAAGATGATGCAGGAATGGATTGATAATGGTTATGTATGGTCAATGGAGGGATCGGTCGGCAGAGAGGCTATGAGAGGCTTAAAATGTGGCATGTACTTCCTACCCAACGAGTCATTTACCAACCCCTATGGCCAACACATACCATCAAGAGAGGAAATTAGAATAGGAACCAATGGATCATTAGACAATGCTTATGACTTTTATAATGATGACAACAACCTATGGGAACTTGAATTAGAACATGATTTTAACGAAAATAACGACCAATGGAACTAAAAACTACATTTAGAGATGCAAGAATTACCCCAACAGACTACAAGTTATCCTTTACAATGGTAAGGGATGGCAGAACGTTTATTGTTAGGTGTCTTATAGACATAAAGATAAACGAACTAACGATCATAGATGCTAATTCAGGGCGGAATATCTACGGCGTAAATATATTTGAAGATGCCCTGCGTATTGCTAAAGAACTGCACAACAAGGTAGACTTTGAGACAATAGAACAACCCTTTTACATAACTTAAAATACAATCAAATGAAATTAAAAAAGATTACTCCTTACATGAAAAACAAGGTAAGGAAAAACCTTAGAAATTATTTTGACTTAGCAACAGAGAGACACCTTTACAATGGCAAGGCTTGGTACTCTGAGGCTCACGAAATAGTAAAATCAAAATCCGAAAGATCAAACGGACAATTTGATGTCTACACAGTGGCAGGTGTTTTGTCTGCACTATCTCCACGAAACAAGTGGGAAAGAAATGTGTTTGATACAGGTCGGGTACTTGAGGCAGTCCAGGAAAATACATCTCCTGAAGATGTGAAGGTATGTACATTCAACACAAACAAATACAAAGCCTTTGCAATTGCACAGGGTAAAGTAGGAGTAAACAAATCAAGCAGGAAGACTCATGCTTTCATTCAGAATATTGCGACATTAAATGAAGACTATGTCACGATAGATGTTTGGGTGCTGAGGGCTATGTTTGGTAAGACCGTAGTGTCTGGGCTAACCCCCAGCAGGTACGATGAATTGTCTAGTATATTATTAGATGAGGCGAGAAAGGTGGGACTCAAGGGCTACGAATATCAGGCCATCATTTGGGAATGCATCCGGGAAAGATATTAATAACAAATTAAAATTTAATTAAATGGACCTTATTAAAATTAAAAACATCATAACTGATATTAAGTCAGATGATGAGTGGGTACAGGACAGTCACGATAGATCCGAAAAAACAGGAGTTGATCGAGGGCTTGACCTATTATTTAGACATTTAGTAGACATCGAAGAATCTGATGAACACACAGACGAAGAGATCGTAAATGTATTATCACGGGATTTCCCAAAAGTATATGAACAAATTTTAAATTATTTAGATCATGAGTAAAGTAATGCAATTAAACAAGCCCCAACCGAAAAGACCTACACGACACTCCGTAACCAAAAAGGAAGTGTTGGATGCTATCGAGTATTTCCATGTAATGGACATGCTGGAGGATATGAAAACAGATGAAAGGTATTATGTTGAAATACTTTTAAGGAAAGTAGCTAATGACTACAAGATTCTTTTAGAAATAGATAACAATACAATATTATAGATATGGGATTAGATATGTACTTACAACGTAAAAAATACGTTAAGAATTGGGACCACAACCCAAAAGAAAAGTTTTTTTCAGGCATAGCATTTGTTGGAGGAGAGCCAATCGACCTCAATAAAATAAATACTATTACCTTTGATGTTCATTATTGGAGAAAAGCAAACTGGATTCACAGGTGGTTTGTGGAGAACGTACAAGATGGAAACGATGACTGTGGAGAGTATTACATTGACAGAGGCCAACTCAGATCTTTGTGTAAAACAATTGATAGCATCATCAAAGAATACAGTTTTTTTATGCCCCACAAGATGACATCGGAACAGCTTGAAAAGATTCAAAAGTTAGCAGAGAAGAAGTTACCTGCCGCTGAAGGATTCTTTTTTGGGTCACAGGATTACGATGAGTATTACTTTGAAACACTAAGAGATACGAAGGAAGTTATCGAAAATTCTTTGAAGAAAACTCCGGAAGATGAATATTATTATTCTTCTTCATGGTAAAAAGTTGTTAACAATATTTGGTTAATTCGCTAAACCAACTTAAATTAGCGGAAATTAAAACTCTATTTATTATGACTAAAATTAAACACCACAGAGGTAGAATGTCCTTTCAAGGCAAAGAATTCCTCGGCAACATTAAGGAGACTAATGTTGAAACAATCAAGAAGATGTTTTTTGAAAAGTTTGGCAAGCATCTTACCGCCCAAACAATTGAAAGACATTTGAAGTCTTCCAAACCAAGTGTTAAGAAAAATGCTTTGGATAAAGTTTTTATTCATAAGCTAACTCCAAGAAACATTTCAATCATTGACAGAAAAATTGTTTTTGCGGATGGGCCTGATCTTTATGAGATGCCTTTAAACGCATTTAACACTGGCTTTCCAGACACAAGATTATCAGTCCTTAAAGGTGCGTATGTGGATGCATTAAAGGAAGAACTAAGGGCCTTGAATGCAGAAATTTAAAAGACTTCCAACCGGGATCATCGTCATGTCCCAAAAGGGGCATGATGGTGTTATCCGATACACAACGCTCAACCAAAAAAAACTTAATATTAAATATAGATATTGCTTTTGGTGGAGCAGAACCAAAGAACTACTAAAAAACTTAAATATAATAACATGTCAAAAACAAAATCATTAGTAGAAAATCTGTTTGATAGCTGGGCACACGCATACCAGGAATCAAATAGAGTTGCCCTTCACTGGATGGAGGAGGAATATTTAGAAACTAAAAGAAAAAATAATGTTACAGAAGATAAGAATAATGATCAAAGAATCTCGAAAGTTGAAGAAACACAGGGACTTCGTGGTGGACCAGATGATGGAACTTCACAACTCGATACCTCAGCTGGCCCTGAACAGGGCGCTTCACAAGATAACGAAGGAGGAGATGCAAACAAAGATCGAAAACAGAGGAATACTTCTTCTTAAAAGAAGAGAATACTTAAAACAAATATAAAAAAATGGTAGATATTTTAAATTTAGAAAAAAGAAAGTATATGTTAGAGTCTATCTGGAGCCAGGCTTCTTTAGACTTTTTAGTACACGAATTTATGGATGGAAGTAAAGCGATTTTCGCTCCAGGTCTTAAGCTAGAGTTAATAGGTGAGAGACTAGAGATGTTTAGCACTAGATCTGACATTTATAATATTATGCCCACCTATGCAGTGTGGTATGCTCATGAGAATGGGCTGAAAATGCTTGCTGATGCATGTAAATATACTAACGCTTTAAAAAAATCAAAACAAAGCGATGGTCTAACTGACAGAAAGCATGTAACAGAACTACTAGATACGGTAGCGATGTATGAAAAATTAAATCTAATAACACTTAATCAAATTAAAGAATCCTATGACACCAAAACTCGCACAGAAGGTAGCTACACTTATAGCTTCACTTGAAAAGCTCAGAAAGAGCAAGAAAAATCCATTTTATAACAGCAACTATGCTGACATCAACCAACTCCTTGCGCAAGTAAAGCCCTTGTGTAAGGAGATAGGGTTGACTGTTCTTCAACCGATTGTTGACGACCATGTTGTTACTGTTGTTATGGATAACGACACCGGAGAAATCTTCCCTAACTTCAAAAACACTGAAGATATGAGGGGCCTGAAGATTATAAGACAACAGCCACAAGAAAAAGGATCTGAAATTACTTATTACAGGAGGTATGGCCTTCAGTCTCTATTGCTTTTAGAGGCAGAAGATGATGATGCAAATAAAACAACAAGAAGAAACGCACCTGTTGATTCAGGAAAGTATCACAGAGTACAGGCTAGTAATAATGATTCTGATTTTGGACTTTAACTAAAAAAATTAAAATTATGGAAAATAAAAAAGGACATCACTCTTTTGAAAATGAAATCTTTAGTCATTTCAGAAAGGAACAAGAGGCAATAAATCGAAGCATAGCTTTGTTAAAAAAACACGGATACATTATCTATGAAACCGAAACAAAAAAATTATGAAACTTTTAGACTTTCAAAATTATCTGTTCAGGTGTTCCTCTTTAGGTAAGCTAATGACAAGTCCAAGAAACAAGAAAGACTTGCTTTCAGCCACAACCAAAAAATATCTCCAGGAAATACATAAGGAGGTTGTCTTTGGAAAAACCACTGACATCCAATCTAAGTATCTCGATAAGGGGAAACAGGTTGAGGATGAATCTATAGAAATGTATGGAAGAATCAAGTCAATTCGTTTTCAGAAGAATGAAAAGTTTTATGAAAACAAGTTTGTTTGTGGTACACCTGATATTGTAGGTGAAAACCTTGTAGATATTAAATCATCTTGGGACTTTACCACCTTTCCAATGCACGAAGAGATCCTACCCAACAAACATTACTATTGGCAGATGCAAGGATATATGGGCCTTACAAAAAGCAAAAAGGCAACTATTGCTTATTGCTTAGTGGACACTCCTCCCCTGTTAATACAAGATGAGGTTAGAAGATTATCATGGAACTTAGGAATGATAGAGGTCCCTGATGAATTGGAGAGCGAAGTCTACGAAAGACTTCAGTACGCTGACATCCCTGAGGAACTTAGGGTAAAGGAGTTTCACATCGAGTACAACGATGAGGATGTTAAGCGATTGTATGAGCGCATAGAGATATGCAGGGATTATTTAACGGACCTGTCTGTAAATATAGGCAGTCGAATACCTAAAACTATAATTTAATATTATGAGTGATTTTAAACACAAAGACTTTACAGGGAGTCTTTTCAAAAATGAGTACAAAGAAAAAGATACTCAGCCTGACTACAAAGGAAGTGCTACTGTTGGCGGCAAAGATTTCGATGCTGCTGGATGGATTAGCCAAACAAAGAGTGGAACACCATATCTATCTCTTAAATTTGGTGAACCCTACAACAAGGATGGCAATAAAGCTGCTCCAAAGCAGGAAAGTCAAGCACAAACAAGTGATTTACCATTCTAATCACTATCATCACTAATCATAAGGGGGCTCCGGCTCCCTTATATAATTTAATTAATTAAAAAAATGAAATATAATAAACATGAAAAAA